GCATTACCAGTGAGTGTAAAGTCTTTATAGGCTACAACATTACCATCGACGTAGACGTTACCCACAACCTCGAGATCCTTTTGGGCATACACATTTCCAGAGACAGTTAGCTCCTCAGTGACCGAGACGTTCCCAGTCACATAAGCATTACCAGTGAGTGTAAAGTCTTTATAGGCCACAACATTGCCATCGACATAGACGTTACCCACAACCTCAAGATCCTTTTGGGCATACACATTTCCAGAGACAGTTAGCTCCTCGGTGACCGAGACGTTCCCAGTCACATAAGCATTACCAGTGAGTGTAAAGTCTTTATAGGCTACAACATTGCCATCGACATAGACGTTACCCACAACCTCGAGATCCTTTTGGGCATACACATTTCCAGAGATAGTTAGCTCCTCAGTGACTGAGACATTTTGGGATACGTGGACATTTCCAGAGACAAGAAGATCTTCGTGTGCGTAAATATTAGCATCAATGTGAGTTAAACCGTATACGTGAACATTTATGTCTTCGTCTGTTTTAGGTGTGAATGTTTTATCCGTTGGTTTTGATTCGGTGTACCCAATAGCAAATTCGCTAGTACCCTCGCGGTACCCGATAACAACATTTGAGACAGCATCTGGTCTATGCATCAAAATACCCAAATCAAGCGTCGTGTCAATAGAAGTATTATTTGTACCAAGTTCAATGAATGCATCTTTAATTGTTGTATTCTCTGTATATATAATCGTCGTATCTCCATTAACTCTAAGATTTCCATCGACTATGAGATCGCGTAAAATGGCAACATTGCCAGAAACAACCAAAACATTTGAACCAAATTCATCTACGTACAGGTTAGAACCAATGTCAAGTGTGTGTATGGGTGCGCCATTGGCTATACCAACGTTTCCAGTTGTTATAAAACCAACTTCTGGATTTACAAACTGAACAGTATTTGATGTTGTATTACCATTACGCGTAGCATCCTCTAAATCAAACTGAAGGATATCCTCCGCAACCGCACCAGAATCCATAACCTCTTTAGTTGTGCGATTGTAGGTAAGGACTGTAATATTTCGATCATTTACATCTTCCCGTATACGAAGTGGTGTCATGTAAATAGAACCAGCATACTCTGCATTGATATAAACATTACTTGCATTGAATACAATGGTATTTTCCGCCTGAACTGTAGAGTCGGGTACATTCTTACCAAACCGAATCTTGGTAGATCTCTCTACTGCTGGTAAGTTCTTGACCATTTAATATAGGGGGGTAAATTAATTTGCGTAGAGGAGACCTGCCATTCCATTTTGTATACGAAGTATGTTATAATTGACTGCGTAAATTGGGTCATTGATGGCGACCCCCTCACTCATAATCTTTGCTGACTCAATGCGACTGAAATTTAGGGTCCCCGTGGGCTGGAGAGAGCTTGTCATGAGACAAAAACAATAGAGGAAAAAGTCTGGGGATGTCACAAAGTTTGTGTGATAATAGTTCATCACATCAATGTAGTGTGGCTTTCCCCATCTATAGTTCCCAAGTTCAACACCATTGATACTCAATTTGACTTTATTTGTTGGTGATGTGAGAGCGCCATTTGTGGTGGTATCAGAGGATGCGAGATACTTTACTGGGTGATTGAAGGTAAGATCTTGAATAGTTTCACCACTTGGGATGTTCTTTTGTACCTGGGTGATGAGAAGGTCGTGTGTACGTGTAGCGATATTGCCCCGCTCTTCATTGTCCAAGTAGTAGTAGTTGGCATACATTTCAAAATTGTAGTTTGCCGCTTGGGAACCCCAGTGAATTCTCAATTCCACATTGTGATAGTTGAGGGCGACGAGAGGGAGGGCACATTGTGGCCCCTCACAGAAGAAGAAGCGAAGTGGGTAAAAGTATGAACGTGCGTGTACACCTGGGTGTGTACCGATAGCACTCCGAGATACGTTCTGAGCAAAAGTATCAATTGCAATCTTTTCTGTAAATATGGAGTCCTGTGTATCAATTACTGAACCACCGATGAGAAGTTCAATTTTATCAATGAGGAGATCCCATCGAGAAGTATCAAGGGCTTGTGTTGTATCGTCTATCGTCAAATAGATGTATCCCAAGAGATCCCCCGATCTCTCAATTTGAACACTTGACATTGAATTATTTTTCACATCTCCGCGTATCGTCTGTTTCTCGACGGATTGTGAAAAATTAGAGTGTCGTTTAAACGTTGAACTAAAAAACGATATCTCCGGGTTACCCATAATGAACTCATCCTGAGCACCAATTGCCACAAGTTGAACAATACCAGAAGACATGTTATACTACTTTAAAGGGAGAAAATTACAAGTTTGGTTTTCTACACACAAATCTAAAAACTAAGAAGTTAGCACCTGAATCAGTTGAGTTTTTAATGGTATTTCCATTCTGATCTCGGATGGTTACACTGAGACGATCGATGCGTCTAATTGGATCGATATATTGCGTCACAATTGGATAGTTATCCTTGAATGTGATGAGCGAGTTGGCGTCGCTGTGTGTGGCATCATCAGTTATGAGACTCGCAAAAGAACCTCGGAGCATACTTAAGTGTCCCTGACCAGTCAAAACGTTTGAAGCACGATCACTAAAGATAGAATCCAACTCTTCCACGGAAACATAACAGTGCTCAGTCGCAACATTTGAGTGGATGTGGGCAGCTAAAAGTCTCGCCTGAACCACATTTTTTAGGGGCTGCTGAAGATGACACGTAAAAGTATTCGCACTGGCTTGACCAATTGTGTCAACCGTTATGGTGTGATACTCATAGTTAAGATCTGGAATAGTCTGGGTTGAAGTCACCAAAGCCATTTAGTATTAGCTTAGATTAAAGATCCGCCAATTCCATCCTCAATCTCGTAGTTCGCGTGGTCGCTCACCAATTCTCTAGCACCACAGAGGCCACCTGGAGTCAACCCCATGCTGTAAGTGCTACCATCCTTGTAACCCGCTGCACATTCCACCTTATTCTCAAGGTCGAAGAGGGACTTCTCACTGATCGCCTTGATCGTGATTGGTCTGGGTTGGTACTTGCTGACACTCTTCATCGCACCAAGCGCAAAGATCAAAGCGATCAAGACGAAAATCGACATGATGGCATTTCGGTTAGCACGGTTAAGGTTTAACATTTATAATATGTACATATTTTTTTCTAAAGTGCGTTAAAGGTTATTGAATAGTTTCCTATTAGAGAGTAGATGGACGAAGAAATTGTCTTAGATCGTGGAAGTACTAATGTAATGAAATTGGATGCTGATGAACAGGCCCTGATGGATGAAATTGAGATCTCAACTTCGCGTCCCCAGCCTGCACGACGCCCCCAACCTCAAGTGCGACGCCCCCCACCACAACAATACCAAGAACCCATGGATGCCTTTGTGAATCCAAACAAACAATCAGCCCCAGCAGCTCCCCAAGAAGACGAAGAAATTGACTATGGTGAAGATGAACCCATGTTTTTTGATGATGAGGGACCGGGTCCACAAGAGGAGCAGCCCTCCAAGGGATACAGCTCCATAGATGAAGAGAAGAGTGACCTCGTGAACAAGTTGGGTCGCCTTGAGAAGAAGGGCTTTGCTGTGAACAAGAGACTCAACGCCTACTCCAATGTTGAAGACCTTCGCACAGAAGTCAAGCGTATTACCTACAGTATTGATGTTGAACAATCCATACGCTTCTCTCGGCGTATGTTGGTGGCCTGTGTGACTGGCTTGGAGTTTCTCAATAAGCGATACAATCCCTTCGAGATCCAATTGGAGGGTTGGTCTGAGTCTGTGATGGAGAATGTCGATGACTACGATACAGTGTTTGAAGAGCTGTATGTGAAGTACCGCTCCAAGGTCAATGTTGCCCCAGAAGTGAAGCTCATCATGATGTTGGGTGGTTCAGCAATGATGTTCCACTTGACAAACAGTATGTTTAAGAGCGCCCTCCCCAATATGAATGATGTCCTCAAGCAAAACCCAGACCTTGTGAAGAATATGATGGCTGCCGTTCAAAATACAACACGCGCGCCATCTGGTCCAGCGGATGCGGCTCCAGTGGGTGGTACTGGGCAATATGAGATGCAAGGCCCAGGTATTGATATCTCCAGCCTCATGGGTGGTATTATGATGCCCCCACCACCACCAATGAATACCACGCCTATCCCAGTGTCCGAACAAGATGACGACGACGTCTCCGATATTGTTTCAATTTCAGGCGAGTCCACTGGGGGTGAAGTGAAGGAGGTCAACGTTGATGGCTCCAAGTCGAAGCGTGGTCGCAAAAAGAAGAAGACTGAAATTAATCTCTAAGTACAGTATAAATGATAGGCTACTGTCCATTGGAGGAACTTGAACCTCCCGCCAGACAACAGCAAGTTGTTGTTACACCTAAGGCTGAACCCAAGCCCGCGGTTGGCCCCGAGGAAACCGAATGTAATTACGTCGTCATGGCTTTCATTGTCGGCGTTCTATTCTTAGCCGTCTCTGATTCCATCAGGGCGTAAATTAAAATTTAATTCTACCTTTGGGTCTCCCCATATGGTAAAATTGATTTAATAAGTGAAGGTTGCTATTTCTACTTGACCACCTGTACCGTTATCAAGGTTAACATCAGTTGTAAGATCCCGGGTGATTTTTTGTAGCACACCATCACACGCACTCACCAGTTCCACAAATATATCATATGAGTAAGCTCGTGTACTACCCACATTATATGGTATTATGCTTATACCTCTCACACCAGTTGTCACCGTTGGGCTCCATGGATAATTATTTGTTCCTCCAAAGATGTTCTTTGTACCGATCGCGACGTCGACGGTTGATGCAGACCCATCCCCAGTACCCCCTTGAATTTCGAGAAGCATTGTATTCAAATCCTTGACAGTTGAACCATCAGTTCTCCTCAATATAGCTACAACTTTCGCATAAAAGGCTCCAGTTCCAAATATAAGTTGAATATCTTTAGCAGCACCTGCACCCACAGAAAATGTCTGGGAGTATGTCTTTCTAGAAACTTGGAGAGAATTGGTTATGATACCACCACCAACTTCAAGATCTGTGGACGGTGGATCCCCACTTAGACCAATCCCGACTTGGTTACCGAGATCAATCTTGCCGCCAATCGTGGCATCACCCATAATTTCAAGATCACTATTTACATGGGTCGTCCCAGAACTTGTGATTGGATTTATGTAGACATTACCAGTTGTATCTGAATAAATATTGGCAGAGCCTGCGGTTGTTGTAAACTCTATGATTGCGTTTGATGAAGAACTTTCCACTCGCGGAATACCATCATAGATGTGAAACTTTGTAGCTGGTGTGGCTGTACCTACACCCACATTACTTGAATGAATTAAATGGAGGCAATTTGTTTGTGTACTATTGTTGGCAACACCCATCACGAGACCAGTTGTACCATTTACCACATTACTGAAGCCTCTCACGTAGCCACCTTCACCATCACCCGTATACAAGAGCATACCCGTCTCTTTATCTGCACCAGTACTCTCAAGTCTCAGGAGATCCACATTACCAGGGGTTGTATCGTATACGTGAATGTTTGAACTTGGTGCTGTCGTACCGAGGCCTAACTTCCCATCAGCATCAAAGCGTGCAAATTCGGAGTCATCTGCCGCACCCTCTTTATGTGTAAACGTGAGGGGACGACGTACCAAAGAATCTGATATATTTCTAATGATATTTACAGATGGAGTATCATTCGTCGTTAAAAACGACAAGCCTTTAATAATAAACGTACCACCCCCACTAAACTCAATGTCCCCATCTACTTTAAGTTTTGTATTATCACCAGTCACACTCGAATTTGTACTCCCAATAACTACAACACCACTTGGAGCGATAAACATCCCGGTATTGAGATTTTCTGTATCATCTGGGTTAATGCGTGTATCAGAAGATGTGTAAGTCTTAAAGAGATGTTGTGGAGCTAAATAGTAAATTCGGTCAGGCCCCCCAGCTACGTCACCACCACCATCATTCCCTTTAAAAATGAGAAGCTCGGATTTGCCAAATGTAGCATCGTATAACCGTTCTTGTATGTATGTATTACCAAATATATCACCGCTAGTTCCACCAAATGTAATTTGCTGTCCAACGACAAGATTACCGCTAACTTCGAGAGCCGCACGAGGCACATCCGTACCTATACCAACGTGGCGAGAAGTACCATCAATGAATAGACCCACATCTAGAGATGCATTAACTTTATCTACATTCCGTGTAATTCTAAAATCACGAAGCCCGGTGACACCCACAGACCATCCACGTGGAGTGGCGTCATCCTGTGATTGAATATACGACGTAAAAGCGTTGCCTATGAGTTCATCAGTTTGGGCGGCAATAATCGCATCTCCAGCTGTACCAGGTGAAAGCGCGTGATTGTGGACCATGAGACTATTTTGTCTGGCATTTCCGATACCAGCACTTACCACTTCCAAATACGCCTCGGGTTGTGTTGATCCGATACCAACTCTACCGTCACTTCGCAAAGTGAGGATATCAATTTCATCACTATAGTCATCGTCTGCGAGATAGATATCAAGTCTTGTCCTAGATGCTCCAGATTCTATGTTATGTTTTCCAAGTTTAAATGTAGCTCTCGCGCCATAACTATCCAATGGCCCTTCGCGGCACAGATGCATGACCGATGCATCATCATCTGTACTCTCAATCGTATCATTATTTGTTACGACGAGGGGTGTTCCCAAATGATTAAAAGCATTTCTATTGACAACTTGATCATTAATAAATACAGTGCCACCAGATGTGTGGAGTCTTCCCTCGGGTGTAGCTGTGCCTATACCCACATTACTTGATTCCAATATGGTCAACTTTGGTACCCCCATCGTAGGTGTGGTACTCGCATAAAAATTGAGACCCTTCCCCGTGCCCACTATATTCTCAACCCGATTTTCCCCATTGATGACACTTGTATACGTGCGCATAGCAATGTTCCCCGTAGACCCCCAAATGTTACCAGTTGTCACGGCATTACTCCCAATCACATAGACATTCCCAGATACTGTGAGCCTCTCTGTAGGACTACTATTTGCAATGCCCACTTTACCATCCGAAGTGATTCGAATTCTTTCTGTATTTTTTGTTTTGAACCTAATCATTTGGTTGGTACTTGATGTATTCGCACCACAGACCTCAATGGAGCTTACATTTGACGCGGTTGGACCGGATTTAAGTACAAGTACATTAGATGTACTGTCACCACCGAATCTATCCGCGTGAATGGTCAGGTTTGAACTTGAAAAGACCATCTCTGTGGTGAGATTTGTTGTTGCGGTATTACCCAAAACTCTGAGAGTATGTATAGCTGTTGTGTTTGCAAATATTTTTGCTCCGATGGAGAGTGTATCTGTGGGGTTCAGATTTGAAATACCAGATGGAGCTGTACCCGTAGTACGCAATGCATTCATTTGAACATTTCCAGATATCGTGACCGGAGTAGCAGCTGTTGCATCTAATACGAGTAAATTACCGGCTCGTAGACCCGTTGATCCAAGTATGAGACCCTTGGCATACACATTACCATTCGCATACACAACATTTGAATGTGTATCATCGATAAAGACATTTGAACCTACACAGAGATCATGTGTTGGAAATATATTTGCGGCGCCGATATTATTTGATGTATATATGTCACCATACACATGGACATTTACTAACTTTGTATCATCTACATTAATTGTGGCAGCGTTGTATCCCCCATACGCATCTGTTTGAAAAAATGCCATCTCCCGACCCCTATCACCCGTGACAAAACCAAGGGCTACATTTGAATATCCAACACCGGGTGTCATGACAAATGCGGTTTCTCGAGACAATATATCATTTCCAAATCCGGAGTGAATGACTACATTAGCAACTCGTAAATCTTGTGTGGATATATACGTCGCAGTCTCTGTCACGGTGATGTTACCTGTTAGTGAAATATTACCAACGAGGTTGTAGTAGCCTTCGTGGTATACATTACCTTTTAACATCATGATATTAGATCCCTCGCCGAAGATACCAACATTATTTCCAGCGCTTAAATTTGTTGTTTTCATTCCGCCAACGACCGTGATAACATTTGAGTTTGTCTCATTGATTGATAGTTTTGACCCGGATGTTGTAAGTGTATCAGATACAATCACATTGGTCGCAACGAGGTTACCATCGACTGTCATAAGATCACGACCCTCCAAGTCGATAGCCACTTTTGTAGTCTCACCACTATTAATCTGAAAAGCCCGTGTTGGGTTTGTTGTTCCGATGGCAAGTTGATTTTCAACGAAGAAATAATCAGCCTTACCACGACCCTTAATATCAAGCACAATTTCATCAGTCTCATCTACAAAAAACCTATTCCCCACCGATAAAGATTTTGTTGGGACTGTATTCGCTATACCGATACGTCCCTTCGTACCAAATTCTTCAACGAGGATAATTTCATTTGCTTCAATTTCGCTCGTCAGAATACTCTTAACTCCTGTAAGAGTTTCTTGTTCAACGGGTTCTGCATCCAGACTTGCTACATAAATCTGTTCAAAACGAGCGGTCCGACCCATTTATACATTAGTTGCCGAATAAAATTCCAGCTAAACCATCCTTGATCCTGAGTACATTATAGTTTAGGGCGAATACACTGATGTCATCTTGATCCCCTCTAAAGTTACCCTTCTCAACACCACGAAGTATAAGCTTTGCATTATCAAGTCTACTGAAATTACACGTTCCAGACGGATTATAATCAGATGCATTTAGTCCAAAGTGATACACAAAGTATCTTGTATACATAAGATCCTCGGAGTCTACACGGAAGTCTGTCTTGCCATATTTTGATTTGTAATAGTTCTGAACCGAATGGAAATATGTAGGGCTCATGTTTTCAAGGAGAGGTGTTCCATTTACATGGATATCTCCAGTCTTGAATGTAAAACGATCATTTGTTGGATCAATATTTGTGGCGGAATATCCAAAAAATATAGACTTCACTGGGTGGTTAAAAGTTCCTATATCCAAGTCATTATATCCACCCATGTCAGTTGTGTTATCAACAACATTTGAGAGAGGGAAATCAATTCTTTGAGTTTGTGTAATGATCAAGTCCATCTGTCGTTTGACGAGGGATTCTCTCTCATCTTTATCCAAATATATATAGTTTCCATACACATTGATTCTCTTTTGCGACGCTCCATATCCATCAAGACTTGCCTGATCAAAATTCACCCTCACTTCAAC